TGGGGGGCAGGATGTAACCTTCCTTGACTAGTTGTGGTGCAGGAACATTACAAATGACCTGACCATAAACCTCAGGGTCATTCATTCCTGGTTTGAACACTGTTATACTATGCTTCGGCGTTGCAGTAAAGAAATAGCAACGATCAGCATCGTTAGAAAAGAATTCAGTAGGAGGGAAAAAGTTACGCTGAACACTGTTATGTGCCTCATCAAAGTAAATTGTATTTACTTCAATGTCTGCCTCTTGAATGCGATGCAGCGAGTGATATGTGGTGAAGATGATAACATTCTCACCAGCAGTTCTTGCAGTGTTGTTGAACAATGCAATCTGTTCTGGTTTGGTGCTACTGAAATACTCAATCTCACCACTGTGAACGTGCATCACATGGGTGTGAGTGGTATCAATAATATCAAGAAATTCTTTGCAGAGTTGTTCTGCAAGAAGAATACGAGGGGCAACAACAACAAAAGTCTGACCGCGATCAATCAATTCCATGTTAGTCATGGCATCTTCGATCATGCAAATGGTCTTACCACCACCTGTAGGGATGATCACCTGACCTCTGCTGTTGTCCCACATTGCATTAACTGCCTTTTTCTGGTGGGGGCGAAGGGTGATCAAATGCTCTCCTGTCCTGTATGGACATATTATAGCAGAAAGGGATCCCCAAAGGAACCCCCTGTGCCACTAGAAGAACTGATCCAACGTCATCTGCGCTGGTGTTCCGTTGAATTCGTAGTGATATTGTAAAGCATCAGCATGAACATAATGCAGATGATCCATACTAACACCCAACTTCTGGCATAACTCTTTGTGATTATCTTCCATAAATTCAACAGCATAAAACATATTGTTTATGATATGTTCTTCACTGTGATATTGCAAAAGAATGTCTTTAAGTGCCAAGAAAAAATTACCACAACCAGCAGCATTATCCAAAAATTTAGATTCTGGATTCATAAGAACCTCTTCAGGTATTTGATCAAGAAGCAAACAAATTAATTCAACCGGAGTGAACACTTCACTTGTTGCAGTGATTCTTTCATTAGATCTCTCAATATTAGATCCTGCTTTTGAATTATGATTGTTCTTTGACATTTACCAACTCACTGAGAATATGTTTTTGTTCTTCTTCGGTAATACCAAAGTATTCAAACAGAGCATCATCGGTCATCTCTAGTTGATTAAGTTTAGGCATACGCTTTACAGATCGCCAAGAAACTTGAGCAGCATTGGCAAAGCAATAGATGCAGAATCTGCCAACCAAAGATTTAGAAAGAAACCAAGAATTAAGTTCTGCTTGTTCTTTTGAATTCATATCAATATACTCACCATTAAGAATGTTTCCATTCACAACAGTGCTTAGAGATTTCTTACCACCTTTAGGTTTTGTGTGACAATACCTAATATAGTTCATTTCAATGAATGTATAGTTATCACTAGAAGGTTGCTTTTGAGTGATTAGTTTTTCCCCATCCTTATTGAACACCTTATTAACAATCAAAGCACTCTTGAGGTTAGTTGCTTGAATTGGCATAGGATTAGATGGATTCCACGTAATCGTATCTCCAGTTTTAGTGAAAGTGTATTCAATATCTTTTTTCTGAGGATTTGAAACCTTCCTACCAATAAAAGCGGCAACATTACTACCAATAGAAGGGAAATAATGCTTCACATCAGGATAAACTTTATCCAACTCAATGAACTTGTGTATAGATTTTCCAGCAGAACTTGCTGGATCAAGAAACCGATTTGGAATAATGAATGCCATAATTCCATTTTCTTTCAGAAGTTCTTCACCCTTTTTGATAAACTTGTTGTAGTAGTTTGAATTATTATCAACGTTGTAGGGTGGGTTAATACCATAAACATCAAATTTCATGTGAGAAAGACCTCCTTGCAAAAATTTACTTCCAGAGATTACATTTTGATATTTTTCAGGATCAAAAGTATCTACATATCCATCACCATATCCCCGAGCACAAACAATGTATACATCATTGTCAATAACCCAGTTAGGATTCATAGATTCAATATAGTTCATATCTTCAATTGTGTCAAGTAAAACACAAATAGTCTTACCTTTCACAAAAATAAAGTCTTCGGCAAACAAATTCCAATATTCAACGTTTTTGCGAGGAACTTTATTAAAAACATAGCACTTTTTGGGAATCTTTTTAGTTTCTTGCATAACATGCAAGATCATATCAAGATCACCTTCGGCAAAGAAATCTGCATCAGCAAGTTTAATTGCTTCTGGAGCACTAATTCCAGTATCAAACTCATAATCAGCACTTTTGTACTTATTAGAAGCAACAATTTCTAGTGCAGAAACAAACGATCTCGCATTTGGTGCAAGTGTATAAAGATTACCAACACTACGAACCAATGTAGTAAGTGCCTTGATCAGACGAAGTTTCTCAAGTTCTTCCCTACTCTTAAGTTTAGTGTTTTTTGGTTGAGAAACCAAAGTTTTGCCAAGAGTGCTCAACAGTTTCTTCGATTCAGAATCAGAATCAGAATTTGTATGAATCTTCAAAATAATGTCTTTGAGTTCAGATACAAAAACATTATCCCAATTTATACGACTCATCACCGTATCAGGATCCTGAAACGCTGAACTAATCTCATACATCAAATCAGTATCATCCTGACGAATGAAAGCTCCACTCTTCTGTTTCCAGAAAGAAATAGTTCCATTCACCAAACGATTATAAACTTTATTAAGGGATTGACCAGTGCGTTGAGATTCACGAACAGCATGAGAAATAAGCATACTGGTGAATCCACTGATACGATCACGATTGATGCAAAGATCGACGATCAGAGCATCACTCTTATCTACACTAGGAGTAGCAGCTCTCAATGATTGCTGAACAGCAGTTGCATTAGATCCTCCATCAATTAGACGAAGAACCATTTCAACATTGGAAACACTAAAACTACGAGACCCAACACCAGCAGAAACAAATACCAAACCTTCATAAGAAGACCCCAAAAGTGTTTCTCTCTTAGCAATGGCAATTTGTTGCTTGATGTAATTTTCAGCATCTTCATTGCTGGAAATTTCTCCGTGGAGGGCAACAAACTTCCAATCAGAGTTGATTTTTTGTGCGTGCTTTACAAAGTTGTTGATAGGAGTAATCTGCTCATTCCCACCAATGAACACACCTACCACAGGAAAATCAGTCTGCCATTCACCACGAATCTGTGCGTTGATGTTCTCAAAATTAAGTTCACCAGCAGATTCATCACCAAAGAGACATTTAAGAAATGCCTTACCTTGTGCAATGTTTCGGTTTTCAAAAAGTTTTGCCATTGTAGGCACAACTTCTGGATTTGCTTGACTCAAGAGTTGAACAACTTCTGAAGAAAGTTCCAGGTGTGCATAATTCAATTCAGTGATGTTTTTGAGACGATTCATGTAAATCTCTTTATTTGCACGAATCTCAATAAGAGCAGAAGTTTCTAGAGGACCATCACCAATAAATGAGTTATCAAAAAGAAAACCCTCTCCACGTTTTGCATTTAGAAGGTCAACATAATCAACAGTTAGTGGTCGACCAAAAAACTGTCCAATATATTCATTAGAACCAATACATGCACGGGAGATGTTAGATCCTGTTCCAAAAACAAGCAGGTTCTTATATCCATTATTCATGAATGGTTTGAGAACAGCACGACGACTATCAGTGTGTGCTCCAAAATCTGCTTCATCCTGAAAAATGAACACTTCTTCTTTGATTACATCCAGAAGAGGTTGAAAATTCTCCAGTTTCTCTTTATCAGCATGAAGAGAAAGTGCAAGAAAAACACGACGACCAGCAGTACGGGCAACTTTATAAAGATTTACTGCTTCTTCAATACAACCAAGTTTGACAGTAATGTATTCAATATCTTGCGAAATATCAAACTTATTAATAATACCTTTGAATGAAGAGTGTGCTGACAACCAATGGGCACTACAAATCATCACATTAAACCCAATCTGATTAAACAAATCAAGACCAAACGATGTCTTACCAAAACGAGGACAAAGATCTGCAGGAACAATCAAAGAAGTTGAAATTGAATTATATCGATCAAGAATCTTTGCAACTGACCAGAGAACATGAGGGCGAGGATAGTAAATGCTATCATGATCTTGATTAGTAAACTCTCGGATTAGATTTACAGCATCTTCAGGAGTGATATCACGAATCCACTCACGATTTTTATCTGGACGAACTTTGTAACCTTTGGTCTTGATGAAATCACGAAGTTGAAAATCAGTGATCAGAGGAATATGTAGTGCAGCAATCAGAATAAGTGGTTCAGAAGTAGAAGTACCATCCTGCTCTGCAATACGTTCAATTACATCTCGACCATCTTTTACAACTTGACCGACTTTAAGATCACATCCAGCTGGATGTGTTGCTTCTTTGTAGGTGGTATAGATGTAATGTGTTGCGTTTTCCTCAATAACAAGGGCGAGTACAGTAATCACACCATAAATTTTAGGTAGCAATTCAACCTTATCCCGACCCATGTCCTTAAGACGGGTGAGAATATCGGAATGCATTAGTTTCACGATTTTTGTTTAACTGTGGTTATTATAGCAGAAAAGGGAACCTTTTGGGGTTCCCTCAACCACTTTAAGTATTGTCATAAGGTCAAAGCTTTCTCTTCAACCTTAACAAAGGCACTCTAGCAAAAGTAGAGCACCTTGTCAAGCCCTATTAGTGGAGATCTACAAATGTTCCGTTTGCTTTTACTTTTAGTTTATTATTATTAGTATCATAAACAACTGATCCGTTTGGAATATCAGAATCATTTTGCAGTGTAGTTACGTTTGCACTAGTAACTTGTGGGAAAGCAATAGATTCAATTGTTCCACTCATAGTTACATGAATGATTCTCTTAAAAGTATTAGCATCATTATTTGTAGCAATACCAACCTTAACACAATCTAATTGTCTATCATAGAATAATGCTCCAGGAACTTGTGTGCCCGATCCAGCAGATGCAGTAATATCAATTATTGTCGCATCAGAGGGAGTATTAATTAAAGTATTCAATGCTGCTGTTGACATTGATGGTAAAATTAATGGACTAGATGAACCACCAAGGTCTAAACAGGATCTAGGAACATGAGTGTTAATACCAACTTTATATTGGTGAGCGTGATTTTCTGGAATAGTATTTGTAACATAATTAACTATACCAGTAGTATTATCATGAAGACCAGCAACGAAGATAGATGTTCCATTGGTATCACCTACACAAGATATACCATTTACGAAATGTGCTCTTCCATAACTAATAGGAACTAAATTATTTAAAGTTCTTGTATCCGGAGGAATATTTGTTGATCCAACGGATATGTTTGAGGATCCTGACCAGAGTCTAAGTTGGTCTTCTATTGAAGCAGATCCTCGAATTGCAGTAGTAAAGTTTAGTAAATCATCAGAAAAATCTGGTGCTGTTTCTGTTCCAATATTAGCACCAGTAACAAATGTTGCGATACCAGTAGTAACTTTGATATCCGATGTTAAAATATCGGAAGCTTCTAGTGCTGCAAAAGTGCTAACACCAGTAGAATTAACATCACCATCAAAGAATAGACCAGATCCAGCCCCAATAGTAATTTGATTTACACCTTGACCAACTGTCAGAACACCTACTATTGTTGCATTATTTGAAACTGCAAGATCACCAACAACATCCAATTCTTTAGTTGGAGTTGCTTTATTGATACCAACAAGACCTTCATGAGATGCTACAAGAATATTACTTCCATTATGAGAAACTGTGAAATCACCTGTTGTATTGATTCCAGCACCACCAGAAAGCACTACACCAATGTCACCACTAGCATCTTTATTTGTAAGTGTTAGATCTGTTCCATTATAAGTAATGGTTGCTGTATCATCTGTTGAACCAGTGAGATCTCTAGAAAGTGTAATGCTCGATGTAGCATTTTCTGAGATCAATCTCAGTTCGTTATCTGCATATTTTACAACTTGAATCGAAGATGTT